TTTGTGAACTCATTACATAAATTTTACCTGCATTGGCTTTTGTTGTGCCAGGCGCAACACCTGTTCCACCCGGATTAGTTTTGTTTGTCTTTGTTGCTACAAAGATAAGCGGTGTTGTTCCAGGTTCTGCTGGAGTATAGAAACTCTCGTCTATAACGCTAACCTGAACACCTGGTGATGTCAATCCTGCCATGTTTTTTTCTCCTCAAGAAGTTTTAACATTAATATTTATATGGTTATGGCGAAAAACCGTGGTTTTTGCCGGTTAAACCACGCACTTAATGATTGACTTTTGTATTTTTTATAGTATATTAAATAAAAAGGGTTTGTTATGGCTATTAATTATAAATTTGATGAAAACAAGTATATTGAAGAATTTGCAAAATATATCGATTCAACTTACGGACAACATTACGCAAAAGACAAATTTCAAGCCACTGAATTTATTGTAGATGGCGGACACGGAACAGGCTTTTGTATTGGTAATGTGCTAAAGTATGCTCAACGATATGGCAAAAAAGGTACAGCAGATGATGCAAGGAAAGATCTAATGAAAGTTCTTCACTACGCACTTATGCAATTGTATGTTCACGATAACGATCTTTAGCCAATAGTAAATGCATAGCCTGTTCCACCAGCTACTGCTAGTGAAGCTTCAGCTTCTAGTTTTTCCATTTCACTTTGTGCTTCTGCTTTAAGACTCGCTCCATTAAGGCTAGTGCCGCCTTGAGGACCTGCAATAGTAGCGAATTTTTCACGAGCTTCTCCTAGCATATATTTACATGATGCTAATGTGTAATCTTTTATCCATTGCTTTGCAAGATAATCCTTCAGTATTTCGCTATCTGGTCTATAGTTGTAACACTCCATAAGAACTTCTTCGCCTGCTCTTGGACGCTGTAAAATAGTTAGTTTTTTTGTTGTGGAGTTCCATGTAAATTCAATAAAACTACCAAACATTCTGCCTACAAGTTCTTGTTGTTGGCTAAACAGTTCATATGTAGCCAATCCGCCCATCCCTGAACCTGCCAACAAATATGTGTTTGTGTATGCTAAGTTAAATGGATCATAAATGCTGCTGCCATCGCCACCGCCACTGCGTGAACCAACACTTCTACGAAAGATTTTATTTACTTCCATAATTTCGTTTGGAAGAATATAGTCGTTTGTATCTTCTAGCAACTTTAGTGATATATAGCTTTCTTCAACACTGTGATCGCTGCGCATTCTGTATCTAGTCAATGCTTTTGTTAATCCTGTTTCGTAGTGAATAGGATCTAATTCAACATCAACCATACCTCCTCCTAAGAAAGCATTTACATAGTCAAATATTTCTTGTTTTTGTGTTACTAGATTGTTGTCAGCCATTTTAGTCTCCATAGTATTTATGCTAAATATGTGTATGCCACGCTTATCATTATATAGACCAAACAAAACAGCCGATTATGAATTCCTAGATAAGGTTATCTATGAACAGTTCAGTATTGGCGGAACTGACTTGTATGTCCACAAATATCTAGGACCTGTAAATCCATCGGAAGATGATGCGACTGCTGATGCACCTAGATACGAAACACAAAGTGCAACAAATATTCAAGATATGCTGTTTCTTGAAAACAGAGACAGAAAATATGATACAGATGTATACACAATGCGAGGAATCTACAATGTAAGCGACACTGATTTCAACTTGAGTCAGTTTGGTTTGTTTTTGAGCAATGACACAATCTTTATTACAATACACCAAAACAGCAGTGTAAAAACACTAGGCAGAAAAATAATGAGTGGCGATGTTATTGAATTGCCGCATTTAGTAGACGAATATGCACTTAATGACTTTAGTGTAGCATTGAAAAGATTTTATGTAGTAGAAGATGTAAACCGTGCAGCAGAAGGCTTTAGTCAAACCTGGTTTCCACATTTGTACAGAGTAAAATGTAAACAAATGGTGGACAGCCAAGAATTTGCTGACATACTTGATAGAGAAGCAGGCGACGAAGATGGAAATACATTGAGAGATGTATTGAGTACATTTGAAACTGAAATGCAAATTAACAATGCAGTTGTTGCTCAAGCAGAAGCAGATGCTGCAAAAAGTGGTGCAAATACCACACACCTTTACACACTCCAAGTTGATGACAAAGGGCGTCCAGAGCTACAAACAGTAGATGTAACAGATTTAGATGCGTCAACTTCTATGGAAGCAGACAGAATAAACAAAGCACCAGAAAGAACTGGTTACACAGGATACTTAATAGGCGATGGTATTCCTCCAAACGGAGAAGCATTTGGCAGTGGTATCAGCTTTCCAACTGCAAGCCATCCTGGAGACTATTTCTTACGCACAGACTTTATGCCTAATAGATTGTTTAGATATGACGGAAATAGATGGGTAAAAATGGAAGACGCAGTAAGACATACATTGAGCAATACAGATACTAGAGATACAAAGAAAACTGCATTTGTCAACAACACAAATGAAAGTACAATTTCTGGTGATACTGTAAAAGAAAGACAGAGTTTAAGTAAAGCACTAAAACCAAAGGCAGATAATTAATGCAACATTTTTATGACGGACAGATACGAAGATATATTACACAGATTATCCGGTTGATGAGTAGTTTTACTTACAAAACCAATGACGGCACTATCAAAAGTATTCCAGTAACATACGGTGATTTAACTAGACAAGTTTCAAACATTATAAGAGACAACAGTGAAAATAAATTACCTACTGTACCTAGAATAGCAGTATATGTTACAAATCTAGAAATGGATAGAAGCAGAACCAGTGATGCTACTTTTGTAAGCAAAATGAACATTCGTGAAAGAGCATATGATAACGATGGCAACGAATATTTGAATACACAGGGCAAAAACTACACAGTTGAAAGACCTATGCCTAGTCCATATACTTTGAGTGTCGCATGTGATATTTGGAGCAGCAACACCGATCAAAAACTACAAATACTAGAACAGTTGCTGATGTTGTTTAATCCCAGTTTAGAAATTCAAACTACAGACAACTATATAGACTGGACCAGTATTAGTGTTGTAAATCTAGAAAGGGTAAGTTTCAGCAGCAGAAATATTCCAGTAGGTATTGACAGCGAAATAGATGTTGCTACACTAGACTTCAGCACACCTATCTATATCAGTTTGCCAGTTAAAGTTAAAAAACTAGGTGTTATTACAAATATTATTACAAATATTTTCAACGAAGCAAATGGTACTATTGAATTAAGCCAAAGCATGCCTGAACTAAATGCATACAGTGAAACACCGCATCCAATTGAAAAAGTTACAGATGCAAACTTAAATACAGAAACAAGAGTAGATGATGTGACTAGCAATAGAGTGACAACCAGCACAACCTTTAGAGAGTACGGTGTTTATGTGTTAGGCAACACTGCTAAATTGATTTATAACAACGAAGTAGGTGTTGTAAACTGGAGAGAAATTATCGAAAGTTATCCTGGTACTTACAAAGCTGATGTAAGCAGAATTACACTGCGCAAAGACAACACAGACAGCATGATTGTTGGTACATTTACATTAAACGCTCTAAATGAAAACATTATCAATGTAAACTGGGACAGTGATACATTGCCCACAGGTGATATCATTGAAGGTCCAGCAAGAAGTAGCAACAGTTATACCAGCATAGACAAAATTGTAGATCCTGAAAACTATAATCCTGGTGCAGATAAAACTGAAGGATTTAGAGTTTTGATATTAGGTGATATTAACCCTAGTGAAAATGTAGGACAAACAGTTGGCGATACCCCATACAACTTTGCATATGACGGACCTGATGCATGGAAGAACGCCGACGGTAATGACTTTGTAGCAAGTGAAAATGACATTATTGAATGGGACGGCAGCAAGTGGGTGATTGTAATGGATGCAAGTGAAACCTCAACAGTTGTACATCAGCAAAACTTGACCAGCAACATAATCTACAAGTGGACCGGAAGCGAATGGATACAAGCATACGAAGGCGAATATTCAAACGGTAACTGGAATGTGTTTTTAGATGGCTAACTATTTGTATGAAGAAAATTATTTGCAGTGGTGCACTTTTTTATACATTAGATACTAATCGTTTTTTATTTTTACATAGAACTGCTAGTCGTCACAACAATGTGTGGGGATTAGTTGGTGGTACAAACGAAGATAAAGAAACACCTTGGGAAGGTTTACAAAGAGAAATCCAAGAAGAAATTGGCACATTGCCAAATATAAAAAAGACTATTCCATTGGAAACATTTGTCAGCAATGACGAACACTTTAACTTTCACACATATCTTTGTGTAATAGACAGTGAATTTATTCCTGTGTTAAACAATGAACATGACGGATATGCATGGTGCAGTTTTGGCAAGTGGCCTAAACCACTTCACCAAGGTTTACACAATACTTTGAGAAACAAAACTAATCAAAGCAAATTAGAGACTGTTTTTCAAGTTGTTGAATTGATCGCTTAACCAATCAAAGTCGTTGATTTTGCGCAATGCTGCAAGATCACCTCTATTGGCTTCGCCATATTGTTTACCAGCTTTTGCACCAGCTATACAGATTTCACCAAACTGTTTGTCTTTGCCTCTTGTGCACCATGCATTCAATCTAAACTCTGTTTCTTCGTCTAACTGTCCGTCGATAGCTCTAGCACTCAATTTTACACATTCACGGAACGCACTGCGCCATGTGCTGAATTCATCTGTGTTGAATTTTGTTATATTGGATACTCTATTTACTGTTTTGAACAGGGGACTGATACTTGTGGTCATATCAGGTTTGCTTGTATCCATGTTCAGTGTTAAATCTCTTGGCAACAGTTTTACAGCACCATAACCATAAATTAGTCCATTGATTGGGTTCTGTGATTTCCACACATGCACAGTTTTTCTGCCATCTGGATCATATACTGGAACATAATAATCAAAATTAAAATTATCCATTATTTGTGCATCTGCATCAACAATCCAAATCATATCAGTTGTACACAATTTAGCTGCTTCAATATGTGCAGCATGAATACCTTCAACACCGTGTACTCTTTTTGCATTAGGAAATCTTTTAGACAAATCTGTATAATTATTATCAGCGTGTTCTTCGTCCTTGCTGATAAACACAATATCATATGGTGCAGGATTACTTGCAACAATATCATATTGTTTCTTGTTAGCCAAGAATCGCATGTTGATTTCTCGTTCTGTGATCATTGACTGTTTGCTTACAAGACTTATACCATCCCATGCAGTGCCATTTTTGAACACATGGTTTGTGCCTCTTTCAAACCACTGATTGTGTGTAAAGTATAAGTCAAAATCAAAGTTTTCTGCAACTTCAACTTCTGGTGGTATAATCCAAAACAATTCTGTTTTTGATTTGTTTCTTGCATATTCATAATCTGCATATGAGTTTACAACAAACTTTTCATACTGTACAGGTCCACTGGCAACTGTATCCCACTCTTTGCGTTTTACAATTAGTCGATGTTCGATTTCTTTTTGTGTTAAAGGCACTTGTTTGCTCAACAAAAAGACACCATTGTGATGATCTTCACTGTTTGCTCTGTGAACAAATGTATGGTTTATGCCTCTGTCATATGTGTTGTGATGGCTGAAGTACATATTGAAATCAAAAGATTTTTCAATTTCAATGTTGTTGCTCAACGCCCAGAACATTTCTGTTTTGCTTGTGTCCAATGCGTTGATATAATCGTCATATGTTTCAATCACAAAACTTTCATATGGTTTAGGCTGACTTACTACAACTTCGTGCTTTTTGCTTTTTGCATAGAATCTATGCTCTATCTCTTTTTGTGTTACAAGACTGTGCTTGCTAAACAACACTACACCGTCATAGTGCTCGCCATTTAAGAACACATGATTTGTACCTCTGTCGTATTTGTTGTCATGTGTGAAATACATGTCAAATTCAAAACCAATGTCAACTTCTACATCACTAGGTACTGCCCAAAACAATTCTGTTTTGCTGTTATCAACTGCGGCAAGATAATCAATGTAGTTGTCTACAACAAAAATATCATATTTTACAGGTGTACTTGCAACTATGTCCCATTCTTTGCCTGCAAGCAAATGTCTATATTCAATTTCTCTCTGAGTTACTGGACGGTGTTTGCTGTATAAGAATACACCGTTGCGTAGTTTTTGATTGCCTACTTTGTGTATAAAACTATGATTTTGTTTTCTGTCATATTCGTTGTCATGTGAGAAATAAACATCAAAATCAAAATATCTCACATCCATATTGTTTGTGTATCCCCAGAACATTTCAGTTTCGCATGTTTCCATCGCTTCAAGATAGTCGCTGTATGTTTCAATTTCAAAACGGTCATATGTAACTGGACCACTAGCAACTACATCCCACTGTTTTGCATTTACAATGTGTCTGTGTTCAATTTCTTTTGCTGTAACCGGTGCATGTGTACTCATCAAGTACAAACCGTTGTACATTTGCATACCATCTACTTCGTGTATAAATGCATGATTGGTTTTTCTATCGTACTCGTTAGTCCAAGCAAATTTAACATCAAAATCAAAGTCACTTGTGTCAATATTGTAACTGTTCATCCAGAACAATTCAGTTTTACTATTTTCCAATGCATACAAATAATCATCATATGTTTCAACATAAAACTTGTCATACTGTCCTTGCTTGCTGACTACGATGTCCCACTCTTTGCGTTTTGCAACATGTTTGTGTTCTACTTCTTTTTCAGTTGCAGGAGAATGTTTGCTGTAAAGTATTACTCCGTTATAATCTAAACCTTCTGGTCCTTTGTTTAAAAAATGGTGGTTACTAGTTCTATCGTATTCGTTGTCATGTGTAAAATAAATGTCCAAAGGATGAAGCAAAACAGTTTGTCTACTTACACCCCAGAACATTTCAGTTTTGGTTTTACTGTATGCTTCAACATAATCGTCGTATGTATCTATTGTAAATATATCATAGTTTTTTGAAGTAGTGCTTGGAACAGTCCATTCTTTTGCGTCAACAACATGCCTATATTCAATTTCTTTACTAGTCAATGGCTTGTTTTTGCTTAACAAGAACACACCGTTGTATTTGTTGCCACAATGTAAAAATGCATGGTTTGTGTTTCGATCATATGTGTTATCATGAGTAAAGTAAATAGAATAATCAAAATTAGAATCGTTTACATTATTTGATGTTGCCCAAAACATTTCAGTCTCACTATTATCAAGTGCCGATAGATAGTCGTCATATGTTTCTACAATAAACTTATCATATTGTTTTTCTTTACTTGCAATAATATCCCAATATTTACAATCAACTAAATGTCTGTGTTCAATTTCCTTTTGTGTAACTGGCTTGTGCACACTCATTAGAAATACGCCGTTGGTATGATCTTTTCCATTTGCTTTGTGTACAAATGCATGATTTGTATTTCTATCATAAGTGTTGTCATGAGTAAAATACAAATCAAAATTAAAATCACTTGTATCAATGTTTTTACTAGTCATCCAAAACATTTCAGTTTCGCATGTGTCCATTGCAAATTCATAATCTTTCCAACTATCTACTTTAAATACTTCGTAAGTAATTGGTCCACTTGCAACAATACTCCATTCTTTTTTATCTATAAGATGACGATGTTCAACTTCTTTTCTATCAATAGGCTTATGCTTGCTGATTAAAAATAATCCGTTGTAATATTCTTTTCCATCAACAACATGTTTAAATGCGTGATTACTTTTTCTATCATATTCGTTGCTATGGTCAAAATAAACACTACTAAAGTCAAACTCGCTAGTATCAATGTTACTACTACTCATCCAAAACATTTCTGGACCAGTGTTCATAAATGCCATTTCAAAATCTTCAAAACTGTCTACAATTTCTATTGGATATGTAATAGGTTTACTTGCAACAGTATCATGTTCTTTAACATTGACAATATGTCTATATTCCAGTTCTTTTGCAGTAATTGTAGCATTTTTACTTAATAAAAATAATCCATTGTATTTCTTTTCATCATTTACTTGATGTGCAAACGCATGATTGATTGTTCTATCGTATAAATTGTCATGTGTAAAATACACACTGGAAAAATCAAAGTCATTTGTATTAATATTGTGTGTATTAGCCCAAAACATTTCTGTTTTACTTTTTTCAAGTGCTAACTTGTAATCATTATAGTCTTCGATTATGTAATGATCATATTCAACTGGGCCACTAGCCACTAAATCCCATTGCTTAACATTTACAATATGCCTGTGCTCGATTTCTTTTTGTGTAACTGGTGCATGTTTGCTGAACAAGAATACTCCGTTGTACAATTCTTTACTTTTTACTTTGTGTATAAACGCATGGTTGATTGTCCTGTCGTATGTGTTATCATGACTAAAATACATGTCCTTAACCATGCCACTATAAAACTCAACATTGTTTGTTGTACCCCAGAACATTTCTGTATTTGAATTTTCAAGAGCATTTAGATAATCGTCATATGTTTCGATTATAAACTCGTTGTATACAACACCAGTACTTGCAACTATATCCCATTCTTTTCTGTCTACCAAATGCTTATGTACAATTTCTTTTTCAGTAACAGGAGAATGTACACTCATTAACCATAAGCCGTTGAATAAAATTTCATTGTTTACTTTGTGTCCAAACACATGATTTGTTGTTCTATCATATGTGTTGCTATGTTCAAAATAATGATTGAATGCAAAATCTATGCTGATATTTGGAGAAGTT